TGGAGGAATACTTGTAGGTAGTTTACCTGCTGCTACAACATTACCTAGAACAAATCAAAGTAATGTTCAGTTTGTAAATTTTGAATCTACAGGTGGTCAGAATGGAACATTATATTTTGTAGATGGTAAAAATAAAATAGGTGAATTTTCTATACATGATGATGGTACTTATCATTATGAAGACTTAAATAATACTGCTCCAGTTGGTTGTTCTTTAATAGAAAGATATGCTGAAAGAATTGTTGTAGCTGGACAAACTTTAAATCCAAGTACTGTATATTATAGTACTAGATTAAAACCTTATGATTTTACAGGTGCTTCTTCAGGTTCAATTGATGTAGGAGATATAGTAACAGGTATTAAAGTATTTAGAAATAGCTTAATTATATTTTGTAAAAATAGTATATATGAGTTGACAAACCTTGATTCTACTCCTATAATTAAATCAGTAACTAAAAATATTGGTTGTGTAAGTGGAAACTCAATTCAAGAGATAGGTGGAGATTTAATATTCTTAGCACCTGATGGATTAAGAACAGTTGCTGGTACAGCTAGAATTGATGACGTTGAATTAGGTTCTATATCAAGAAAAATTTTACCATTAATAAATGACTTATTAAATAATTTTGGTATATATACAATATCAAGTATTGTAATTAGAGAACGAAGTCAATATAGATTATTTTATTATAAAACAGGTGAAGCTGATTCTGGTCAAAGAGGAATCATTGGTACATTTAAATATAGTGCAGAAGGTATACCTGCTTTTGAATGGAGTCAAACAAAAGGCTTACCTGTAAAATTTTGTACTTCAGATTTAAATAGTTCAGGTACAGAAGTTATTTATCATGCAGATGAATCTGGTTATGTTTATCAACACGATGTTGGTAATAGCTTTGATGGTAATAATGTAGTAGCAGAATTTCAAACACCAGACATGGACTATGGTGATAATGGTTTAAGAAAAAGTTTATATAAAGTAAAAGCTAACATTGAAGCTGAAGGAACTCAAAACGATTTATTATTAAGAATAAGATATGATTTTGATAATTCAGAAGTTCCTCAACCTAATAATTTTTCAGTAGGAAATTTAAATTCACCAGCTTTATTTGGAACAGCAGTATTTGGTTCAAACGTATTTGGAGCAGCTATCTTACCAAGTAAAAGTATATTAGTTAATGGAAGTGGTTTTTCTAATAATTTTAAATTTTTTAGTGATGACACTAACGCACCTTATTCAGTTAACGGAATGTTCGTTTCATTTATAGCAGGAGGAAGAAGATAATATGGCAGGATATACTAGACAGAGTTCATTATCAGATGGTGATATAATATCAGCATCATTATTTAATAATGAATACAATCAACTCTTAGCAGCATTTAATAATTCAACAGGACATAAACATGATGGTACTTCTTCTGAAGGACCTGTTATAGCTTTAATTGGAGATGCAGGATTACAAACACCATTAAACAAAGTTACTATTGATACATCAAATAATGAAATTGAATTTTCAATTGATGTTAGTAGTGTATCAACTGAACAATTTAAAATTATTGATGGTGCAATTGTACCAACAACAGATAATGATATTGATTTAGGAACATCATCTTTAGAATTTAAAGATGCCTATTTTGATGGTACAGTAAATTTAGATGCATTAGTTATTGGTTCAGCTACAGCAATTACAGATGTAGATACAGATTTAAATTCAGTATCAGCAAGTGATGATACCTTAGCTAGTGCTAAAGCAATTAAAACATATGTAGACGCACAAGTAACTGTACAAGATTTAGATTTTATAGGTGATACTGGTGGTGCTCAATCAATTGATTTAGATTCACAAACTTTAACTATTGCTGGTGGAACAGGTATTTCTAGTGTAGGTTCTGCTCAAACAATAACTTTAAATATAGATTCATCAGTTGCAACACTAACTGATACTCAAACTTTAGAAAATAAAACTTTAACAACTCCAACTATTTCTAGTATTTTAAATACTGGTACTCTTACTCTTCCAACATCAACAGATACATTAGTAGGTAAAGCAACTACTGATACATTAACAAATAAAACTATTGATGCTAATGGTACTGGTAACAGTATTACAAATCTTGAAGTTGCAGATTTAGCTTCAGGAGTTTTAGATACAGATTTAACAAGTGTCTCTGCTAGTGATGATACTTTAGCTTCAGCAAAAGCTATTAAGACTTATGTAGATGCTCAAGTTGCAACAGCAAATGAATTAGCAGAATTAACTGATGTTAATATTACATCTCCAGCAGATGCATCATTATTATTTTATGATACAGCTACATCTAAATGGATTGACAATGTAGTATCAGGAGATATTACTATTGCTGATACAGGTGTTGCTGCTATTAGTTCTGGTGTAATTGTTAATGCAGATATTAATGCTAGTGCTGCAATTGATGCAACTAAGATTCATGATGGCTCAATATCAAATACAGAATTTGGATACTTAAATGGTGTAACAAGTAATATACAAACTCAACTTACAAGTTTAGATACACTTAAAGCACCTTTAGCTTCTCCAACATTTACAGGAACAGTTTCTGCTCCTACTCCTACAGCAGGAGATAGTTCAACTAAAGTTGCTACAACAGCATTCGTTACAAATGCAGTAGCACTTGAAAATGAATTATCTGAAATGAATGATGTTGCAATTACTTCAGTTGCAGATGCTGACTTCTTAGTATATGATAGTACATCTACTAAATGGGAAAATCAATCTATATCTGGTGATGTTAGTATTACTAATACTGGAGTAGCTTCTATTAATTCAGGAGTTATAGTTAATTCAGATGTTAATGCATCAGCAGCTATTGATGCAACTAAAATACATGATGGAACTGTATCGAATACAGAGTTTGGTTATTTAAATGGTGTAACTTCAGCTATACAAACACAAATTAATAATAAGGCAAGTCCAGGATTTGCAGTAGCTATGGCAATTGCACTTTAGTGTTGACTTATAATAAACTAAGAGATATAATAATAAAACAAGGAGAAAATAAATAATGGCACAGGATTTTGAATCAACTGGTACTCAAATCACAAATTCTGAAACTACTCTACTTACTGCAGATTCTGATGATGCTATCATTGGTTTAAGATTAACTAATGTTACAGCTAGTTCAGTAACTGTAGATGTTTATATTGACAAAGGTGGTGCAGGAACAGATAGATATGTAGCAAAAGATTTAAGCATTCCACCTGCAAGTTCTATTGAACTAATTCAAGGTGGTTCTAAAATTGTTATGCAATCTGGTGATGTACTCTATGGTTTATCTAGTGCAGCAACAAGTGTTGATGCATGGTTAAGCAGAGTTGATACTATTAGTACATAGGAGATATAATGAGTGAAGTAAATGGAACAGTATATGTAGGTGATAAACCTGCGTCAGAAGATATTTACCATCATGCACAAGTGATGGATAAGAAAATGGAAATTGAATCTGCAGTCCTTGCAGGTCCAGTCACATTCACAGAAACTGTTGTCGTAACAGGAACATTGGTAATCGTATAATGTCACAATTAGAAGTAGATAAAATAATTCCACAGTCAGGTACAACTTTAACTATCGGTGATAGTGGAGATACTGTTAACTTTGCTGATGGCACTTCAATAGGTATTGATACAAATACTTTATATATTGATTCTACAAATAATAGAGTTGGGATTGGTACAAGTAGTCCTTCTACTAAATTACATTTAGCTTCAGGTTCTTCTGGTGCAAGTCCAGCTACAGGTACTCATTTCTTTTTGGAAAGTAGTGGAGATACTCAATTATGTATATCTTCGCCTAATGCTAATACTTCAAATATAAGATTTGGTTCACCCTCAGATGCAAGTGGAGCTATCATATCTTATGATGACACTAATAATACTCTTAGTTTAGGTGGAAGTTCTACTAATGCGTTTTTAAGATTTGTCACAGGTGGTGCTTCAGTAGAACGTATGCGTATCGACTCATCTGGAAATTTATTGGTGGGTAAATCAAGTTTAGATTACACAACAACAGGAACAATTATTAGAAGTGATGGTTCATTATTCTCAACAACAAATGGTGCAAATACTGCTGTATTTGAAAGATTAACTTCTGATGGAGATATAATTAGATTTGAAAAAGATAACACAACAGTTGGTAGGATTGGTACTAAGGACACAGATTTAACTATAGGAAATGGTGGTGCTGGATTTTTATTTTTATCGTCAGAAAATAGAATAAGACCATTTAATGTTGGTACTAATTCAGCTACAGATAATGTACTTACTTTAGGCAGAAGTAATACTAGATTTGCAGACCTATACTTAGGTGGTGGTGTTTATCTTGGTGGCACAGGCACAGCAAACAAATTAGACGATTACGAAGAAGGAACTTGGACACCTCAATATGTTAATGGACCAACTATAAATGGTGCTTATGGTGAATATACAAAAATTGGACAAATAGTTCATGTTATAGCAAAACTTTATAGAGATGATGCTAATGCAAATACTAATACATTAGAATTAGGAAATTTACCTTTTGCTGTAGCTTATGATGCTTCAACTGCAATTTCTCATAGTGGTCTTGGTCATGCAACTTCTTATGGTGGTAGTACAAATAGAAAACATGGAATGTTAGATGCTAGTGCTGGAAATGTAAAACTTATTAAAGATGGAACATTAG